AATAGAAATTGGTCCATACCCAGCAAATCTATAATAAACATTTGGGATTACTGGTCTATATTGCCACGCTTCTATTCTATCCTCAAATGCGACTCTTCCATTCCTTATTTCTTCCCTTTGGATAAAATAAAGCATTTTTTGCAATTTCAAATTTGTTATACTAAACCCTTTTTCCCTCGCTAAAGCTATTAAATAGTATGCTATTTCTACCGCTTTCATCGGTTTTACCTCCATTTTTTTCCTAAAAATGTTTTTGATTATATCAATTAACCCTTTCATACTGCCCCTATTTAATTATATCATATTACTTTTAAAATGCAAGGATTATTTTAAATCACAGTTATTATATTTAGTTGCCATTGTCCTTTTGTATCATTAATTCAATCCAATTCTGATATTACGAATAATCTCATCCATATCAGTCTCATACAGTTTCAAGGCTATATTATACAAATTATCTAAATGTCCAAATTTAACTGCATAATCTAGCACACTTTTACATTTATCTCCACTCTTGATTTGCTTCAAATCATAGCCTTTCCGCCTAGCTTTCAAATCTATGCCGTATGTTTCTCTAAAAACTATATATAGTTCATTCCATCTGTTGCTAAAATTACTTCCTTTGTGCTTCACAACTCTGTTTAGTATTTTTTGTTTCTGATAAACATCTATGTTTTCTGTTACTCCTGCGACAACTTCTTTTTGATAAGCCAGTTCAATTTTTATATCCTGAATTTCTTTTTTATAGTCCTCAATCATTCTGCTCTGAATCTGATTTGCTTTCATTAAAATCATTTCAGGACTGTTCCACATATTCTCGCATTCAATAAAATATTTTCTTATTACCTTCCCTTTTTCATTGTTCTCAATCATAGCCAGTTCTTTTGCCATGCTTATTTTCATCAAATAATCTTTATAGCTGCTTTTATTCCCTTGAGCTGTTACTAAAATTTTAGTAATAGCTACAAAGTCAACGTTTTCAGTGAATCCGTACATTTCTATCCTGTTGTTGAACCAGTCATTAAATCTTGATTTTACCTCCAGGAATTTATGTAATTCTCTTCCGCTAACTACTTGCTCGTTATTTTCGTTTACTTCTATTCTTATTAATTCATTCATTAATATTCCTCCTATTTTTACTTATACACTCAAACTTATGTATACATAAGTTAATAATCTTCTTTCGTTCTTTCATTCATATTCTTGAGCCATTTCTCGTGATGAACTTGTAAAAACTCATCTTCTGTTGCTCCTACATATTCAGCTATGATTAGCATTGCTGCTATTATTTTATTTTCTTTTTCTCCTGAAAATTTTGACAAAAATATTAAAGCTACTTCTAGATTTTCGATATACCTTTTGTGATACTTGACACTTTCGTTTCCTGGATTCCTAAATATACTTTGATTGATAAAACTCAAGTAAAAATGAAGACAATCCGATAGCTCTTCCAAAACTTTTCTTTTATTTATTTTTTCTGTGTTATTTTTCCAATAATTCCATTCACTTTTGAGTTCTTGAGTTAGTTCTCCTAATTCAGCAATAAAAGCGACAAACGTTCTTATTTGTGTTCTTTCCCTTAAAGTTTTCTTTTCATCAAATTTCTTATCCAACATCGCTTGTCTTTTTAGTAGTTCATCCATATCAAACTTTTTCAATGCTTCCATTTTTTAATTTCCTCCTATAAAATTTCTATTCTTACCCCTGCATTTTCCTTATCCACTTCATATCCTAGAAATACAGGTATTATGTTTTCCATATTGTCATTCTCTATCCATTCGTTTTCCTGCATTAAGTCTAACGGAAGTTGTGCGACGTTCACATAGTCAAATGTTCTTTTACTGTTTCTTATGAAATAAAATCCAATTTTGCAAGGCTTTTCTTTGCCTTTTAGCATTTCCTTAAATTTCATTCCTTTTTGCCACCATTCATCAGCCGTATTTTTCTTGTATTTCATTACAGTTTCTGAATTTATCAGCCTTTTGCCTGTCCAACGTTTGCTGTTTTTAGAGCTTGGAACATTTCCAGATATAAAAATTCTCATTCTTGCTTTTTTCTCCCTTCTTCCAGCTTAAATTTATACAATTCATCAAACGAATATTCCAAAGCCTTTTGCAATTTGCTTTCAGGAATTTTCCAGTTAAATTGTTCTATGCTTTTTACATTTCCACGATGCCTTTTTATAAATTTAAGCCATTCATCTTTATCAGTTGTAATCAATTCATCATTGTCTACTCTTAGACAAATAAGCACTACTTTCATTTGCAGTAACTCTCCAGTTTGTTCAAAATTGCTAGCAACTCATTATTGCACTTTTCAAACTCTGTATTTAATCTGTCGATTTCCCTGTGCAGTTCCATTTTCTTTTTCCAGATTTTGCTTTTTCTTTTTTCAATTTTCTCAATTTTTTCATAATTACTCATCCTTCATCGCTCCTATTCTCTGTATTTTTTTATCGAACCCCAATCTAACTGTTCCCAGTTCTCCGCTTCTGTTTTTTCGTATGATAAATTCGATTTCAGAAAAATCTTTTGCTTTCGCAACGTTTTTTTGATAATAGTCCTCACGGTGTAAAAAAGCCACCACATTGCTTGCCTGCTCTATCCCTCCGCTGTCTCTTAAATCTGCCAGCAATGGTCGCTTATCTGCTCCCCTAGTTTCCACAGCTCTATTTAATTGAGCCAGAACTACGATACAGCAATTAAGTTCTGTCGCAAGAAGTTTTAATCTGTTTGCCATGTACTCAACTTCGTAATTCTTGCTTTGGAATCCGCTGGCAGTCATAAGAGTCAGATAGTCGACTATTATTACCTTCAGGTTTTCTTTTTCGTGTTCCCGCTTGATTTTACGGATAATGAAATTTAAATCAGGGTTATTTTCACAGCTCATGCTTCTGAACTTTGAATCCTGCAATTTTTCTATTGCCAGATTTATTCTTGTCAGTTCTTCGTCGCTAAGTCGTTTATTTTTTATTTTGTTCAGTTCAATTCCAGTTCGGATTGATAGGAATCTTTGCATTATCTGAACGTTGCTCATCTCAAGATTTATATAAAGCACATTATGTTCCCTAGCTGTCAGTAATGCCAAATTCAAGGCAAATGCTGTTTTCCCCATTGCAGGTCTCGCTCCGACTGTTACAAGTGAGCCTGGTTCAAACGTAAAGTACCTGTTTATGTCCTCATACGGAGTTTTTATAATGCTTTTTTCATCCTCAAAGTCCTCATACCAGATATTTGACAGTTCCTTCATCCCAAATACCTTGTTTTCTTCTTTTTTCTTCATATTCAGCTCATTTACTTTCTGCACAATATGTTCGACTTTGTTATCAAGCGAGTAGTATTCGCTTTCAAGGATTTTTCCTATCTCGGACTTGAGATAATACTCGTTGTACGATTCGATAAGATCCTGTATAGGGATTTGAATATCTACCAGTTTGCAGTTATCCATAAGTGCAAATATTTCATCCCATTCCTCATCAGTCTTTGTAAAATCTGCAATGTCAACTTCACCTTTTTCATCCAGCACATCCAGCATTTTTTGAAAAATCATTTTATATTCAGGATTTACAAAATGGTCTGGCTTCAATCCTAGTTCAAGAAAATAAGGCAAATCCTTCAGTCTTGAGCATATTTTCCCTAGCACCTGTGCTTCCAGTTCGTTATATATCATTTCTAGTCCTCCCACATACTGAAATCAAAATTATTTTTGTCAGGCTCGGCAAATACTGTTATCGCTTCATCAATAGCACTAGGCTTTTTATCTTTGTCAGCATAAGTGTCGTTAAAAACGTTTAGGAAGTTCTCTTTTTTACTTGAAAATAGCCAATTGAAAAATTGTCCTGTGTTTTTAGATTGCTCTTTGAGATAGGAGCTTTCATTTATTTTCTCAAATGTCTCCAGGAACTTTTCTCTGCCCAGGAATTTATATAGCGATTGAATTTTATTTCTATATGCCATTAGTGCTGTTTCAACTGCAAATTGGTTATTGCATAGTTTTGACATTTCTTTTTTAGCCAAATTCAAGGCAAAAACTTGATGTTGTTGTTCTTTAGTTTCAGTTACGTCATTTTCTTTTTGTGCAGTATTAATATTATTAACAACATCTTCCTTATTGGGTTTCCTTAATTGTGTTTCCTTCGGGGTGCACTTTTGCACCTGGTGTACGTGCATTTCTGCACCTGGTGTGGGTGCACTTTTGACCCTGGTCATTTTTGCACCTACGTGCATTTCTGCACCTGGTTTGTTGCTAACGTTTTTCAAAAAATAAACATTTCCTTTTCCTGACGTTTTTTTAATTTCAATTAACCCTTTTGCTTCTAAACTTCTTAAATATTTAGTTAAAGTTCTTCTGCTTCCTATCCCACTAACTTTCATAAGCCGTTCTAATCCTGGAAAGCATTTCCCTTTTGAATCAGCATATCTTGCTAAAGCCATATACAATAGTTTTTCATAAGCCTCAATATCTTCCCTATCTATCAAATTATTTTCCAGCCAGAACCAGCCTTTTTGTCTTGTGTCTTTTCCTTCCATTTCCTTTCCTCTCCCTACATCTTGTGTTTTTTAACAACTTATGCTATAATAAACACAAGATATAGATTTCCATATTTTTTCCTGGCACTCTTTGGAGTGCTTTTTTGTTTTCGCTTTGATTTTTAAAGCTACTAACTAAAATATCTAGCCAAAATATACAATGTTATTATTGATGTTGCTACTGATAAAATTATTTGTAGTAATATTTTTTTCCAGTTCATTTATCTCATCTCCCTTACTTCATTTTTACCCCTTTGAAGATAATTATTTTCTCGGATTTTTAGGTGGGTTCCCTTGTGGTTTAGGATTCGTTCCGTATGTTCCATAATTCCTGTGAAATATTGAATTTTTTTCACAAGGATTGATATCCAAAAATAATATTTTTAATTCCATACCCAGCAATTGAGTTAAGTATTCAATTTCATCTTCTCTTAATTCTGGGTATTTT